GCGATTTGTTCATCGGTCATGTTTTTCGTGTCGAGATCCAGGTTCTTGCGAACCATATCCACGGATACGCGGGCGCGATCCTTCGGCCGAACCATATTTTGTTCGGCATAGTTCATTTCCAGCATTTCCATTGCAGAAATTTTCGGTTCTTTTGCCGATGACTGAGTTTGACCTTGTAGGTCATCGAGATATTTCATTCCCTGGTCTTTGAGATGACCGATTCCCTTGATCATCCAAGGGATCATAGTTTTAGCGCCGGTCTTCAATTCGTCTATGACGGTGCCGCCGCCTTCGCCGATGGACGCCGGAATACCGAGCGCCTCGGCTTGTTTTGTTTTGAGATGCGCTGTTGCGTAATTCAGTGCTGTTGCGGATGCGATATTGCCGATCTGGACAGCTGCGGCTTGTTTCGCTGCGCCTGTGTTTTGCATTGTGGCGCTAGCGCCAGGTGGTGTGCTCGCAGAATTTCCCAGGGCGAGAATACGGTTAAGGCCCGCCGCCTGGAGGTCTTTTGCTGCGCGCTGATACGCCGTTCCGGACATACGTTCCTGAAACGCCATTTGTTCGCGGGCAATCTGAAGATTAGCCGCGTTTGCGGACTCCTGTCCTTTTGAGCCGAACCATCCGCCGATGACGTTACCGAGGGCGCCTAAGCCGCCTCCGATTACTGCGCCCATTGCTGGGGTGAGTGCCATTATTATTCCCTTTTTGTTACGCCGACCCGACGTCGAAGAACTGCCCTTGGCAGAACCTTCGACACCGGTTCGCCGTTGCTAGAAGTGATCAATTAGACCTGGTACTCCGTAGAGAGGCATAGGTCGTGCGCACCTCAGTTTAAAGTAAGCATCGAGCAGCAGGTGAGGTTCGGTTTGGACCGCGATTACGCGGTCGATTGGTGGGTTGTCCTCGATAAACTCGGACGAGAGTGTGGGAAGCGTTGCGAAGTCTTGGGCTAAATGCCACACGTCCAGAGGGGCGGTAGCGGTTGACCGCATAATGCCTGTGACTTGCGACGGTTTGTAACGGTATTCTCCCCAGGATTCCTGGTACCCGAAAACGTTGTCGTCTTCGACGGTTCCCTGAGCGAAGATTTCTTTATTCAGAATTGCCTGTTCGCCCAAGTGCGACAGAGCGGGCCAGAAGAAATCGAAGCGAGTCGAACGGGACCACATACGGTTGAGGCCCTGTTGATACGTAAGATCCGCCCGGACGTTGGCGATGCCGATGACGTAGCCGTGTTCCACGAAGGATTTCGTAAAGCCCGCTTTGCCAGAGACAACTCCCATTGCGGCGAGATTGCCCTGCGGTGTGAGATCCGGGGCTATGTCGGAGGGGGATTGCTGAGGGATCGGCGCGACAGAGATCATTTGCGACGATCCCCCCAAGAACTCCGGACGTTGTAACCTTGCGTCCGGAGACGTAACTCCGAAGTGAGATTTGAGAACTTCGACGTACCTGGTACCGCCTCGAGCATCGCGCTCGAGTAAGCGTTGAATTTGAAACGACTGTCGAAGTTGATTGATTGTGAAGCCAGTAGCTTCTGAGAGGTCGGCGACCAGCTTGGGATCATTCCAAGCAGCGGGGGTAGTACCAGACCCGGCCGAAGGCCAATGAACAGTATCTTGACCATTTTCAGAGTAAAGCGATCCCGATGCAGTACCGACAAGAAACGTCGGCTGGCCATCGGTAGTCGAGTCCGAAATAACCGGAGCAGTACTTCCGAGCGGAACCGTAACCGGATCGCCTTTTTGCGGCCACGGGAGAGCAGAAGTGAAGTAATCGTGACGCTTCCCGCGTCTTTTCACGGACTGATTGCTCGTATCAGGCCCGTCTGTAATTTCTAGACGCGCTTGTGGTTGCAGGTTCTGGTCCCTATACCATTCGTTATATATCAGCGCGTATGCGCGAATTGGTAACGCGTTATAGGGCAGATTAGCTACGCCCGGCGGGATACCCATATGATCGGCAAGACTGCCTGATTGAACACCCGACGTATTTTCCACCATAGGGATTTCAAAGTCGGTTGAATCGCCGGGTTCCGATTGAGCGCCATTAAAGCGCTCCCAATTCTGCCACAAGAGACGACTAGGCGTGAAAAACCACTGGGTTTCGAGGTACAGGTTGTCAAGGAGCGGCTTGATGGGGGTCGCCAGCCTCCCGAATAGGGAGGCCGACAGGTTGAATGTATCGCCGGGTAAAGCCTCGTCCACGAATATCGGGATGAGGTAGCCAGCGTCGAACGCGGTTTTGAGGCTAGATGAACGGTCAAAGGATGACCGAGGAATTTGTGCCTTGGGCACCTGTGAGAATGTATGGTTGCCCTTAGATTTGCCGTATTTCCGCGCCATTTGTATCCCCGATAATGTCAACTTGTTCTGTATCGGGTTCTTTTACCACGTACTCAATTCCGAGTCCAAGGGATTCGGGAGTCAATAAGAGGTTATACTGAGCCGTTTCGTCATCGAAAGTGCCAATCGTGAAGAGCGTGTAATCCTCTGGGTGCGCGCCGAATTGATGATCGTTTGAGTTTACGCAATCTGAAAACGTGCGTTTTGCCATTGAAATTTTCGGCAAGATGAAGGGAGGGAGATACGCTTCCGCTTTCGCGTCGTAGACTGTAAAGACGTTATGAATCATTTTTGTTCCTTTGAATGTGTAGGTCGTTTGTACTTGGTGAGTCGTGCGTTTACTGCGTTTGCTTTTTGGTGCAGGCGAATGCCTTTTTCGTAAGGTAGGTCAGCGTTTGCTTTAAGACGTTTGGCTTTAACTTCGGCCCAGAGGTCCGGGTGATGTTCTTTGAGCCATTTGTAGTAGAAGCGAGGTGGCGGATACTCTTTGCCATCCATGACCACTGAATCAGCTGGAAAGACCTCGCCGAAGTTAGATTCAAGCCAACGTAGTCCAATTGCTGGCTTGAGGGATGATACCTGGAACTCCGCGCATAATTGCCATATTTCGCCGGTTTGTATGTCGAGTTTTTCATAGGGTCGTAGTCCTGTTTCTGGGTCGATGGAATCGGCAGCATAAGACTTTAATTTGTCTGCCGTGTAGTGCGCCACATAACGGGCGCATGAAGGATCGAAATCCGTAAATACGATTCGACCTCGTTTTTGCCACGCGTCCTGGAGGATCGGGTGGGTATACTGGATGTGTCCTTTCTCGGAGATGTCAACGGGGTACCGTTTTGAAGGCATCCATCCGAAGATTATTGCGTGATAGTGCGGGCGCCCTTTTTTTGTGCCGTACTCGCCGGCGGCGAAGTACCTTATCGGTACCCCTAGTTTTGCTCTGAGATTTTTCCAGAACAATTGGAGGTCGCGTTTGTCGAGTGAGCCGCAGGCGGGGAGGTGGGTTTCGTCGTAGGTAAGCGTGACGAAGCACGACACATGATGCATTTGTGATTCGTGATAGCAGCGGATGGCCCAATCGCGGGCATGGTCTGCTTTGCAACCATTACACATCCCGCAGCGGATATGGATAAAGCCATTAGAGCCAAGAGCTTTTTCATGTCGAACGAATGTGACTTTACCCTCTGTCGAGAGGTATGCTGGTTTTGGGTAGAGACAAGCCATTATTGTTTCTGCCTTTTAGGTCCGGGACTGGGTCGAGTTCCGGGCCTTTTTTTGTTTTAGAGACGGATTCCACCGCGCATTATTCGTCCAGATGGAATGTTTTTTCTATGGACTTTCCTCGCTGTCTTTGAAAACAGTTTGCGAGATTTGCGCTTTTTCATTTTGGAACGTCTCATTTTGTGTCCTCCGGACATTTGTTTATTTGTGCGGTGACTGTGGGAGTGTCGCCCCTTTGTCACCTAGCAGATTATATACAAGAGGATAATCTGCGCGTCAACCACTTTCTTCCGGCGTGCTTGACGGGTCGGCTGAGGCCTCCTGAGAGCCGTCTTCCGGCTCTTTTGCTTCCGGTTCAGCCATAGTTTCCGCTTCCGGTTCGGACGCTCCTAGCGCGTCCATGTCGAGGCTACCAGCCTCGATTTGTGAGGCGATATCCGCATTTATTATTGCGGCTTCGAGGAAGTCCCCTTCCGGGGCATCGCCATATCGTGGAGTTGTCCTCGGAATGTGATTGATCATTCCGGTTTCGGTGTACCGTTTCACGATTTGATTAACATCGCATTCGTCTTTGAACGATTGACGAGTGAGCGACGGTTCCGTGAAGGTGATAGCGTGTGGCCGCTTCTTTAGTTTAGGTTTTGCATCCGCCATCTTTTGAGCATCCTTTCAACCCGTGCCGGGTTATCAATTATATATTGAGCGATTTGTTCATCGGTCATGTTTTTCGTGTCGAGATCCAGGTTCTTGCGAACCATATCCACGGATACGCGGGCGCGATCCTTCGGCCGAACCATATTT